CGGTTATTCCACCACTGTCTCCGGGGTGGTCATGGTCGTTATGCACGTCCCGGATTTTGCTCATAGTGCCGGTACCGTCACTTATATCGCCGGTTGCACCGATGTCGCCGTTCACCTGCGTTTTCCCCTGCACTGTCAGCGTTTCAGTGATTTCAACAGGACCATCCAGCGTGCCGATTCCAACAATTTTGTATGATCCCCCTGCCGCGATTTTGATTGTCAGTGCATGGGCCTCCCGGTCATATCTGATTTCGGTGCCATCGCTATAGCGGGTGATGTGCTCGCTATCGCTACCCTCCGGAACAGGCATTGCTCCCGTATTCCAGCCCGGAAACACACGGCCATTGTTCAGCTCTCCGGCCTCTGACAGCACGGTTACAGCATCACCCACTGCGCAGGGGTTTGAGTCGGAACGGTTTGAACCTGAAAAACCCTGGCAAAGTGGCAGCCAGGTGGTGACGATATCTCCGAGATCGACGCGGCACTTTGGCTGCTTATCATGGCGAACTGAGTGAATCACGCCACGGCGGATGAGATTAGCCAGCCGCCGCTGCAGGTCTCCACTGATATCACTCATCGGCTTTTGACTCCCAGACCAACTGATAGTCATCGACGTGCGCACGCCCTACATCAGGCGATTTACCCAGCCACACCTTACGCAGCGGCACACCTGATGGTGCAAACGGGTCAGTGCCAAATGCGGCTGATTGCGTGTATGAAATCCGCCAGACCAGGTAATCATCCATACGGGGATCAAACTCATCACGTTCAGCTGATATAAACTCAGCTGGCTCAATGTGTCCGATACCGAATTGCTGACCGTCAATCCATTGCGTGATATCTGCTGCTGCAGTTCGCAAAAAAATTTCAGGTTTACTGGCGCTGGCTCCCTCAGAATCCACCACGACAAACAGATCACAGCTGAGCGAGACCTGCAACTGGCCCTCATTACCGCCACCCTGCTCCCAGCTGTTAATCGTGAAATACACTGCAGGCGTCGTTAATCCGGTAAATCGGGGAATGTTTTTTTCGGGATAGGCATCAGCATCCCGCACCCACGCTATGTTTTTCAGCGCCGAAATAACGGCGTCATGGTACTGCCCCATCATTAACGGTTCAGCCATTGCAAACCTCACACAGAAATTTTGGCTTTAACACGGCCACGCAGATCGCTCTGAAAATGATGCATAAAAATCTCCAACACCTCCGCAAATGCGTTGTCCTCAACGTAGTTCAGCATCGGTTCATAGATATCAATTTCAGCATCACGGGTCCGGCGTGTTTCCGGGTCACGGATCACTATCGTGCGTCGGTTGTCGCGGCGACTTCGTGCCACCTCCCCGTTCTCAAACGTCCGCGCTGACAGCAGGTTCCCTTTAGGAGTGAATCCGACTGTGTTAGCCGTTCCGTCACCTTCTCCGTACTGCGCATAAAGCCGCTTGCTGAAGGTGGCAACATGTGGTTATTCATCGGTGCCCCCGACCTCAATCGTGAAGGACTCACACCGCGCCGCCTGCGTATCAGCGATCACAATATCGCTGGCAGGCTCCAGCAGCTCCACCCTCTGCACGCCCTGAACATGCAGCGCCGCCATAATGGCTGAGCGTGCTACGTCACGACCAATTTTGCCCTGCTGATTCAGCCAGGACTGAAGCGCATCCTGCGCGGCGGTATGGATGGGTTCAGACTCCGGGCCGGGGTAGAAATAGAGCAACGCATTGATCTGATAATTTACGATCTCTGCCGCCTGAACGGTCAGACGATCGGCAACGGGCCGCTTATCGTCAGCAGACAGCGCCTTATCCACCGTCGCCAGCAATTCCGCACTGGCGGTGCCATCGCCTTCGGTGGACAACACAGAGACCACCACCACGGCGGGCGACGGGCTGATCGCTCTGGCGTCAGCCACTTTGCCGCTGGCACTTCTGGCAAAATATTCATATGCGCCGGTTGGCCCCGCCACGCTAAGCCCTTCAAACGCAGCCTGTGCGCGCAAACGCAGTGCGGTATCACTTTCCGTTACCGCGTCAGTGGTTGCCGTCTCCGGGGTGATGATCAGACGTTCGGTGTTCAGGATGCCCGCGAGATTATCAAGATCGGACGATACGGCATGGCTCAGCATGCACGCAGCCGCACCGTCATTAATCCGCTGCCTGAGCATCATTTCACGGTAAGTAACTACCTGGGCGATCACGTTCAGCGGTTCGGATTCCAGCGCCAGCGCGGCGGCAACAGACGCCTGCTGTTCCTGCGGGAATGCCGCCAGCATGACGGCTTTGACCTCGTTGAGAATGCCTTCAAAGTCCAGCACTTCGATAATCTGCGGCTGCGGTAGAGGTGCAGAAGGGGCGCGACGGCCACGGGTTGCCGTGGTCATTGCGCACAATCAAGATTTCCGTAGGCACGCAACTGGCCCACGCGTCCGGCAAGCCCATTAACCAGCGGCTTAAGTCCGGGTTTAACTGGCCTCCACTTTCCATCATGGCAGAAGAGCCAGTCAGCAGATCCCCAGAAGCCGCCAACCGCATTGGATAGGTCAGCCGAGCCGCACCGCCCAGAGTTGTGCCCCTTGATGGGTGGTTTGCAGCTGCACCCATCCCTGCAACCTGATTGTTGTCTATCGTTGTTGGTGTGGGCCAGCCAGCAAGTTGTGCCGTCACATCCAACCGATCCGTTGAAATCTTTCCGTTCCGAATCCTCCCGCCCACATATCCGCCCTTCCCGTCCGTGGCTGTCGGAGTGTTCCAGCCCGCCAGACAGGCAAAATCCTGTAAGTTCGATTGCCGCCCCGCCAACATTCTGGCTATGACTTTCTTTGGATCCTGATAGGCGTTTTTGATATTGCTCGCGTTCGGCGTCGGCCACCCAGAAGAGGCGTTGCCGGATGTGCGGCGCACCGAAGCCCGCAGCGCAGAGATCGAAACCAGCGAAGGCATATTCCGCTCTTTCCAAGTGATCGCGTACATCGTCGAGCCAGCCGAGGCCGTCTTTGCTCGCAACCTGTTCGCCAAAGATAACGCCAGGGCGGCACTCTGATATAAGACGAAACCATGTGGGGAAGAGGTGGCGCTTATCGTCTTTTCCCTGCCTCTTTCCGCAGGCGCTGAAAGGCTGACAGGGGCATGAACCTGTCCAGACGGGGCGATCATCCGGCCATCCGGAGCGGCGCAGGGCGTAAGACCAGACGCCGATCCCGGCAAAGAAGTGACATTGCGTGAATCCTTTAAGGTCATTTGCGGTAACTTCCTCAATTGAGCGGGTGTCAACGACTCCGGGGGCAATATGCCCGGCGTCGATCAGGTTGCGCAGCCATTGTGCAGCGAAGGGATCTATCTCGTTGTAATAGGCGGTCACAGGTTCCCCCCCGCCCTTCTGCTACACCGATCAATCACCTGGTGCTGAATATCAATTCCCAGCTTTTCAGCAAGCGCATATTCCGCCTTTGCTCCAGCAGACTGGTACCAACCGTCCAGCATGAAGATGCCATCAGCGCAGCGAAGCATTGCAAGGCAAATATCCATATACTCCGCTTGCTCTAAGCCATCTGGCAGGATCGCCGGATTAAGAGCAACGTTTCCACGCCGTACAATGTGCGCGGCAGCACGGTGAAACGCCGGGCGATTAAAGCCAGGAAATCCGCTCATTGGGCCAGCGATATAGATTTTTGACATTACAGAGCCTCCATTTCTGAATCGTCTGAGATGCCCAGGCATTCCCTGCTGCTCTCGCAGTGTCCGCACCCACCTGCCGGGCATCCTTCAACGATGCCCAAAGTGCCGATCACTTCTTTGGCCTTCTGGCGGTTGCTGGCGTCAGTGCTAACAGAGCGCTGCACGTCGATTTCATGCAGGCGGAAGCGGTGGTAAATCTCGCGGGTGGTTTCGGTATCGCTGTTGGAAATGACAACCGGCGCGCCATATTTGCTGTTCACTTCCAGCAGCTCCGCCGCTAACTGGCGGTGGTGCTTCTCGGTGAATGGCTCAGTGTGGTATTGGGTGAAATTAGCGGTTTCGCTGGCAGGCAGGTACGGCGGATCGCAATAGATGGCTTCATCCGTTCCAACCATCACTTTGAGGGTGTTTTGAAACGAGCTGCACAGGAAAATAGCTTTGGTGTCGTTGGCCTTCTCAGCAAACTGGCGGATCTCCGCCTCAGGGAAGTATGGCGCGCTTTTGTGCTGACCAAACGGCACGTTATAACCACCGCTCTGGTTGTAACGCACCACGCCGTTGTAGCCGTGGCGGTTGAGGTAGAGAAACAGGGCCGCGCGGGCCACATCAAGCAAGCCTTTTGTACCGTTGAAAATACGGCGGTTCTGTAAGTATTCCTCTTTGGAATTGCCGGTCGCAAAGAGCGGGCGCGCAAGATCAATCACCAACTCAGGATTGCTTTTGACCTCACGATAAAGGCGGATCAGGTCTGGGTTGATATCCGCAAGGATATAGCGGCGATAATCGGTATTGAGGAAAACAGAAGCACCGCCAACAAAAGGCTCAACGAGGCAACCGGCCTTTGGTAAATGCGGCAGTAATTC